ATTAAAAATATGGTCACCTCTAGCTGAGATGATAGCACCACAGATAACTCAAACAATTAAACCAAAACCTATAATTGTAAATATGAAGGAAGATATTTTATTTAGTGAGGCATATATAATAGATATAATCAATGCAGCAGTAACTTTAGATAACGCTGGCAGTGGAGTTATAACCTTTATAGTAAGTACAGATAGTGGAGTTACGTGGAAAGCTTGGAATGGAAGTTCATGGGTATTAGTAGATATAACAAATATGCAAGATGTAAAAACAAAAGGGATGCCTGTTGCTATTCTTCAAGGAATTACTGAAGCACAATGGACATCCATTGGACTTTCAAATAAAAAGATGAGATTTGCATGGTATATGGAAGTTACATCAAGTTCAGATATTTTAAAACTAAAACAAATTAGGGTTAACTACAATACAGTGTAGGTATAGAGTATATTTTATCTTTAAAATGATTGAGCAAATTAACATAATCTCCTTAAATTTCATGTTATACTAGAATTAGTTGAGACACAGTTGTAAGATATTACGTGAATATAACACTTTGGGAACTGAGTTCCCCAAATACTTGATGTTTCATAACAAAATAATTGAAAAATAGGGGATACATAAATGATAAGAGATGAACAATATTTTATAGATGAATTAAAAAAAAATGATTCCTATGAGATTTTTATGGCTATTGCAAAATGTAGTGCAGAGTATTCAGAAAAACATAGATGGGTTAACGTTAGTGAAGTGGATATCCAAACGGTCTATAAAGCCATTGAAAAAAATAATATATTAAAAAGTAAAAAACTCATAGAAAATAATATAAACTGGCTTGTAAGCTTAGGATTAATAGAATATGTAACTGAAGATAAGAATCCTTACAAAAACAATGCAACAGAGGACGAAGATTTTAATAGAAGTTCATTCTATACACAAAAGGAAATTAATATAGAAAGTAGTAAAATTAAATTAACAACTCATATGCAGGTATCTGGAAGTAATGTATACCGTAAGATATGTTTAGATGAAGAAGAAACGAAATCACTTGAAGAATCTGCGAATGCTCTTAGGAGTGGTTTTGAAGAGGCATTTAATGAATTTTTTGCCCCACACCAAGAAGAGATAAATAATATGCAAACGCAATTTACAAGTAAGATGCAGAAGGCTGAAAAAACTTATGAAAATATACAAAAAAATCTTGATGATAATATTATAAAAAATATTCAAGTATTATCAGTATTTGCAGGTATAATTGCAATATTGTTTTCAAATATTATTGCAATTAAAGAATTGGCAACTAACGGAATTAAGACCATTGTTATATTAAATTTATCTATTATTAGTGCTTTATTTTTTATGTTAGTTTTAACTAGGTTGGTTATCATAAATAGAGATAAAAAGAGTATGTATATCTGTATAATTCTTTTTGTACTAATATTCATAGTGTTATTTATACTTATAAGATAAATTTTAATAAAAATTATTTTATTCTTCGCAATATTGATTATACGGCAGAAGGTCTTTACCTAACATGGTAGAGGCTTTTTTTATATTAAAAATAAATGGAGGGGAGGAACAGAGAATGGCTTTTAAAGAAAGTTTAGCCTACAGCAAAGATTTAATAAAAGGTACTAAAATTGAAGTGTTAAAGAAAAAACTAATAATGCCCTTTACAGGAACTGCTACAGTTAAGTTATATGATTCACTTACAGGAAAGCAGACATATGAGGCGAAAAGTGAAAATAGGATATCAGCGGCATTTGGAAACATAGCTTATCTTGATGGATTTTATTATCCAATGCTTGATAATACGCAGAAGAGCCTACTCCAAGATATTTATTACACTTATCCATTTAGAGTAATGGCTTTAACAACAGGAGATATACCAGAAGATCCTTATGATTATTGGACTTGGGGGGATATTATAGGTTATGCAGATGGGTGGTACACTTATAGCGGTAGTGACATTTTAAAGGGGACTGTTAACAAAGGGGAATGGACAAGGTCTACTGGATTAAAGCACTTTGTAATTGATTTTCCTACCCATGCAGCAAACGGAACTTTCAAAAGCATATATTGGACTGGAGGAGCAAGTAGTCTTAGTGAAGCTCAGCCGCCTGTAATAAATAAGGTATACTTAAAAAACAGTATAGTTGTAGGTACATCTTCGGCTAATCTATCAAGTTGCAATTTATGTGTAGATGAAACAAACTTGTATTATTTAACTCCAGGCAACAAAACTATTATAGTTTATGACAAAGTAACTGAGCAGAGAAAAAGTGATATAACCTTAAGTGTAGCAACAAAAGCAATAGCTTATGATGGTACAAACTTTTGGCTCCTTATTAGCGATGGGTCATTTAAAAAGACAGATAAAAGTTTCAATGTTATTGCATCCTATAACAAAAGTGCAGTACTTCCTGGAGATTTAGTTTCTAGTGTAGATTACTCGGATATAGCTGTAACAGCTAATTATATATTTATATCATATAATGGATGTACTGATACCTCAGGTTCAAGCTCTAAATATAAAAACTGCATAGCTAAATATAATAAAGATGGGACGTTTGTAAGTAAAGCTGATGTTTATTCTGGAACATCTTATAGAGGATATATAACTGAAATACCTAATAATAAATTATGGGTAATGATATATGGTAGTAGATGTGTTCAAGTAAATGAAGATCTAAGCATTTATGGAAGTACTGATTTAACTTCCTGTTACTATTACAGTATTTGTTGGGATAAAGCAAGACAAACACTTTTTGCTTATAGTTCAATGAATTATGGTTCTATTTCTGAATATTATGTAGTTCCAGCAGCTGCTCATACACGCCTTCCAGAACCGGTAACAAAAACTCCAACAAACACTATGAAAATTCAGTATGATTTTAACTGTGAATATGTTAATCCACTAGATATGCCACCACATTAATAAAAATGTAGAAAGAGGAGAGATGTAAAGTGAAAAACACATTTAATTTTATTCAAGCAATATTTGCTGCTATTGGTGGCTATATTGGTTGGTTTTTGGGAGGAGTTGATGGCTTTATGTATGTACTGATTACCTTTGTTATCATTGACTATATAACAGGCTTAATGGTAGCTGTGCTAGAAAGAAAGCTATCAAGTGAGGTAGGGTTTAGAGGGATTTTTAAGAAGGTTTTAATTTTTACCTTTGTAGGCATAGGAAATATAATAGATGTTCACTTGATTGGAAACGGTAGTGCAATTCGTACTGCTGTTATTTTTTTCTACGTGCGCCCAGATAGGGCATTGTTAATAGCGAATTAGGATTCGCCTCTCATAATTACGAGAGAGCCAACCTGTCTAACCGAAAGGCGAAAGCTGATACGGGAACAAAGCACGACAGGAAAGCGGAAAAGTTACCTAAAGGCTAAAGGGTACTACTGAACCGCAATGGCAAAAGGATATGAGGTTTAACCTATGTTTGGTGAATGTGAGTTTCGAGTGTCCGTTAAAATAGGAGCAAAGAAATTAGCCTGAAACTTTGTGTATGATAGGTCAATAAATATGTAGAAGTTATTGACGTAATTACAAATACCATGCCACAAGCTAGAGAACTAGTGTTAAAGAAACAAAAGCAAAACCGACAATCCTACAACCAAGTAACAATGTTAACTGGGGATAACCTAAATAGGAATGCCAAAAGGCTATAACTTATGGGTTTGAATATCCTACAAGGTTACGGAGTTTCCGTAGTAGTTTGAGGTGGATAATGACCACTACATGGCGAAGGGAAACAGTTTATGCAAATCTAAAAGGAATAGATGAAAGGGAGGAGAAACCTCAAATGAAACCAACATCAGTAATTTTAGAACGAATTTCAAAGAGTTCAAAAGAACATAATGATGGAGTATTTACAAGGTTGTATCGATATCTGCTTAGAGAGGATATTTACATGAATGCCTATAAAAATCTTTATGCAAATAACGGTGCTGCAACTAAAGGAATTGATAATGATACTGCTGATGGATTTAGCCTTGAATATATAAGGAAAATAATAAATGACCTTAAAAATCAAACTTATGAACCTAAACCAGTGAGAAGGACATACATACCAAAAAGAAATGGTAAAATGCGACCACTTGGTATTCCTTCATTTCGTGATAAATTAGTACAAGAAGTTATTAGGCAAATATTAGAACCAATTTATGAACCTGTATTTAGGAATAATTCACATGGTTTTAGACCCAATAGAAGTTGCCATACTGCATTTTCACAAATATCAAAAGATTTTCGTAGTACAAAATGGTTTATAGAAGGGGATATAAAAGGGTGCTTTGATAACATTGCGCATAAAAAGTTGTTAGAAATACTTGCTTATAAAATTAAGGATTCAAAGTTTATAAACTTAATCGGAAAATTTCTTGAAGCGGGATATCTTGAACAATGGAAATATCATAACACCTACAGCGGTGCGCCACAAGGTGGAATTTTAAGTCCTATTCTAGCAAATATTTACTTGCATGAATTTGACTGCAAAATCGGTGAATTAAAGAAAAATTTTGATAAACCATCTAAACAAAAATGTACTACAGTTTATGGAAGTATTACAGGAAAAATTAATCGTCTAAAGAAAAAGATTAATGATAATCCTAATAGTCCATATAGAGAGGAATGGATTGATACTGTCAAAGAAATGCAAAAAAGACAACGTACATTACCATATAAAGACAATACGGATAAAAAGTTGGTTTATATAAGATACGCTGATGATTTTCTTATTGGAATAAGTGGAACGAAAGAAGAAGCTATATGGTTTAAGCAAAATATTAAAGAATGGCTTAGTGAAAATTTGGCGTTAGAATTATCAGATGAAAAAACAAAAATAACCCATAGTTCAGAAACTGCAGGGTTTTTAGGATATGATATATCCATAAGACGAAATCAACAAGTAAAACGTAAAGCTAATGGTGTTGTGCAAAGAACATTAAATAATTCTGTAGAACTTACAATACCTCTTAAAGACAAGGTTGAAGCATTTCTATTTGATAAAAGGGCAATATATGTTGATGTAACAGGAGAGTTAAAGCCGAGAGCAGTTCATAATCTTTTACATTTAACAGATTTAGAAATTTTAGATACTTATAATTCTCAAACAAGAGGAATTTGTAACTATTATAGTCTAGCTAGTAACTTCAATAAATTAAACTATTTTGTATATCTTATGGAATATAGTTGCTTAAAAACACTTGCTTGTAAACATAAAAGTAGTGTTTACAAGGTTATAGATAAGTATCGTTATGGTAAAATATGGGGTATAACTTATCCAACTAAAAAAGGTATGAGAACTATGGAAATAGTTAAATTTAAAGATTGCAAAAAACTTAATAGTTTTAAAAGTGAAATGATTGCAGATATAGATTCAATAAAAACTAAATATCATAACACAAATGTTAATACGTTAGATAATAGATTAAGAACAGAAAAATGCGAATTATGTGGCAAAACTGGTTTTGGTAAATATGAAATACACCATATAAACAAGGTGAAAAATTTAAAAGGTAAATTCCATTGGGAAAGGATAATGATTGCAAGACGTCGCAAGACACTTGTGGTATGTAAAGAATGTCATATAAAAATCCATCAACAAAATAAAAATTGAAATTCGTCATATAAGCATAAATGGAGAGCCGTATACATTGAGAGGTGTAAGTACGGTTCGGGGAGGGGACTGTGCAAACCTATCACAGAAATGCGACAAGGCGGTACTTTCCTACTCTACGTTTCTAATGAAGGAATAAGTATTATTGAAAATTCAGCTAAGATAGGATTACCAATACCACAAAAATTAAAAGATATTTTAGAGCAGTTAAATAAGGAGGAGAAGAGTAATGGCTAGATTATGTTTTGATTATGGACATGGTGGAGAAGACAGCGGTGCTTGTTATAATGGTAGAAATGAAAGCAATGATGTTCTAAGCATAGGCAGAGCCGTAGCAGCAGAGGTAAGAAGGCATGGAGATACAGTTGATGAAACAAGAACGACCGATGCTACAGTAAGTCTTAATGATAGAAGTAATTTTGAAAATAGAAATACTTATGATTATTTCATATCCTTTCATAGAAATGCCTTTCAGCCAGAACAAGCGAAAGGAGTAGAAACCTATACTTATTTAAATCCAGGAGCAAAATCAAAAGGTTTGGCTCAAAGGATACAAACATCTCTTGCAGCATTGGGGTTTGCAGATAGGGGTGTTAAAGAAGCTAACTATCATGTATTAAGAGAAACCAAGGCTGCAGCAGTGTTAATAGAGATAGGTTTTATTGATAACACAGGGGACAACAACTTATTTGATGCAAAAAGAAATGAAATAATAAAGGCATTAGCAAAAGCAATCTTGGCACAAGTAGGGATTGATTACATTGAAGCTTCAGCACCAACTCAATCAGAAAATGGTCAAACTCTTTATAGAGTTATGGTAGGTTCATATTCAGTAAAAGAAAATGCTGAAAATCAAGTGCAGAAGTTAAAGGCAGCAGGGTTTGATGCTGTAATTATGATATTTAATAAGTAGCTGTTACTTAAGGTTTTAGGTAGCGGTTTTAATTTTCAGGAGGTAAGCCATGTTAGAAAATAAAAATTATTCAATGGAGTATTTAATTAGTAGGCATCTTCTAAAGAAGCTCTTAGGTGATGGATTAATAACGGAAGATGAATTTAATAAAATAGATGAAGAGAATTTAAAAACTTTCAATAAATAAGGTAATTGCTTGGGTGTACTGCTCAAGCTTTTATTTTTTACATTTTTATATGTTTCCGCAACTAATAACTTGATAAGTTAAGGGTACAGAGGTAACATCACAATGACAAAAAAGGAGGATGAAAAAGTGGCCAAAAGAGTACTAACAATAGAGGCTAATAAAGCTACGATTAATGATATAGCAGATATAAAAAATAAAGCAAAAATGAGAATTGCAGCTTATTGTAGAGTAAGTTCTTCAAAAGAGGAACAGTTAAACTCCTTTGAAGCTCAGGTAAGTCATTATACAAATTTTATAAAAAGTAATGAAGCTTGGGAGTTTGCAGGTATATATGCTGATGAAGGCATCTCAGGAAAAAGCAAAGAAAAACGTACAGAATTTATGAGGATGATAAAGGAATGCGAAGGTAGAAAAATAGATATGGTTATAACCAAAAGCATATCCAGATTCGCTAGAAATACAGCTGATTGTATTGAGGTGGTTAGGAAACTAAAGACTTTAGGTGTAGCTGTATTATTTGAAAAAGAAAATATAAATACCATGAATGCAGAAAGTGAGTTGGTTTTATCAGTATTAAGCTCTATTGCACAAGAAGAACTTTCTTCCCTTTCTCAAAACATAAGGTGGGGAAATCAAAAAAGATATGAAAAAGGAATAGTACAAGTAAATACCAAAAGGTTTTTAGGATATGACGTAAGTGAAGAAAGAAAGCTCATTATTAATGAAGTAGAAGCAGTTATTGTTAGAAGAATATTTAAAGACTACATTGAAGGAAAAGGTACAGGGATAATTGCTAGAGAGCTTGAGCGTGATGGAATAAAAACAGTAACTGGGAAGACAAAATGGAGTGGATCAGCTGTAAGAAATATGTTGGCTAATGAAAAGTATTGCGGTGATGCGATTCTTCAGAAAACCTATACTGCGGATACGGTTACTTTTAAAAGGAAGAAGAACAGAGGAGAACTACCGCAGTACTATATCAAAGATAATCATGAGCCTATTATTTCAAGGAAAGAATTTGAGCTGGTTCAAAAGATTAGGGAAGATAGAGCAGGAAAACATGGCAACATTCTTGGAGATAGAGAAAAGTATAAAAATAGATATCCATTTACTTATAAAATAGTCTGTAATAATTGTGGAAGACCTTTTAAAAGACATATTCAAAATTCAGGCAAAAGTTGTGAAGTAGCTTCATGGGGATGCTCAACTTATCTAGATAGGGGAAGCAAAGAGTGTAACATGAAGCCAATTTATGAGGAAACTATAAAAGCTGTATTTGTAAGAATGTTCAACAAGCTTTATACAAATAAAGATGTAGTTCTTAAACCTTTTATTCAAAATGTTAAAAGAATAATTGATGCAAGGCTTGAAGATGAGGGAATAAAGAATTTTGATAAAGAGATTGAACATTTGTTAGAACAAGAAAGAATGCTTTTAAAACTTAAGGAAAAAGGATATGCAGATGAAGAAATATATTATGAAGAAAAAAATAAGCTGTCAAAGAATATTGCTGCCTTGAGAGAACAAAGAAGCAAGTTAGCCTGGGAATTAACAGGTCAAGACGAATGGGTGGATAGAGCTAATAAGGTTTATGAATTTATAAGTGGAATTCATAACATACTTGAGGAATTTGATGAAGAAATATTTAATGCAATAGTAGAAAAGATAACTGTTAAGTCAGACAAGCATATAATTTTTGAATTAAAAAATGGTCTTAG